GCGGCCAATGCCGGACGGCCCATGGTGCTTGATGGCGGGCTGGACTGGAAGGCGATGGCGCTCACGCCCCGCGACATGGATTTCATCGAAGCCCGGCACGCGGCGGCAAGGGATATCGCGCTCGCCTTCGGAGTGCCGCCCATGCTGCTCGGCATTCCGGGTGACAATACCTATGCCAACCTGGCTGAAGCCAACCGGGCGCTCTGGCGGCAAACGCTGGTGCCGCTGGTGATGCGCGTTGCCCAGGAGCTGAGCGAATGGCTTGGCCCGGCCTTCGAGGGGGCGACGGTGGTGCCGGACTTTGACGGTGTCGAAGCGCTGGCCGAGGACCGTGCGGCACTCTGGGCGCGGGTGGGGGCAGCGGATTTTCTCACCGATGCGGAGAAGCGGGAGATGGTGGGGATGAGTGCGGAGGCTTCCAACGGCGCTCTGTAGACATTGGCCGCGAACTGGCTATGGTTGGATAGAGATTCTTTGGGGCGCGCAGTTGATCTTAGACGAGTACAAACTTGCCTACTATTATACTCTTCGAACCGAAGCGCGCCGCCGAGTTGTAGAGCAAATCAATCGGCGTGCAACCACCGACCGAAGCCGCGAAACATGGGGCGGCATAACGCTCGCATCTGTGGACTTGGAGGCTATCGAGTATGCGCGGCTGGAATGGCCGAAATACTACGGGGCCGATACGCACCAAGGCTTCTCTCAGAGCTGGGAGCGTCTTTACTATAAGTTCGCCCAGATGCCAGACCATTTTGGCGTCGCCATCTGGCAGGACATTGAGGACAAAAAAGTGTTGCAGGGACTTGCTTTAGGCAAGCCTTCCCGGGCCAAGACACATTTGACAGTTAACTGGGTCGAAAGGTCCTTTGAGCCAACATACTTTCGCGGTGGCATTTTAGTGCCTATATTGGCCTGTGCCGAGGAATATGGAAACCTTCTGGGATGTGAAAGGGTTCTAATAAAAGACCCCATTGACCCAGAGGTCTACCGAAGGTACGGCTACGCGCCGTTTACCCTGCACAAGGGTGCAGAGTATCTAGCAAAGGAGTTGCCACATGGCTGCGCTTAAGAAAACCGAACAGTTTGTCCAGTCGGCAGACGTGGTTCAGGTTGCTTTTGCTGAGGCTATGGAGCGCATCGCGGCTTGTGCTCCTTCGTCTTCGCTTATTGCATCCATTCCGCAGGACGAGTGGGATTCGTGGGATCACTCCCATGTGAATCCGCTTGTCGCCGATAAGGATGGGCTCAATGCGCGCGACGAGGATGAAGTAGAGTACGTCGCTTAGTTCATCATAGCTTTGAGTGTTAGAGCCCGCCGAGTAGGCGGGCTTTTTCATTTGCGCAAACTGCCAAAAAGTATGCCCAAAACCACAAGCCCGCCTCCGGCGGGCTTTTTTATTGCCCGGAGAACCCAATGGACGACCTGACGAAAACCATCATCGAGCGGGGGGATCTGGCGCATCTGGCGCTGTTCTTGTGGGCGACGGGGGCCAGCACGCTGCTGGTTTGGGCGCTGCGCGAAATGGCCAAGGTGAATCAACACTTCAACGACTTCGTGCGGGAGATTGCCGCCTTGAATCGTCTTTTCCGAAAGAGGGATTAAGCCCATGGCCGAAAAGCAGAATCGGGAAAATGCGCAGCAGACTTTCCGGCAGTTTGCCTGGAACCTTGCCGGCACGCTGGCGGACCGTAAGGGGCAGGCGCCCAGGACGTCCAGCGGCGGAGCCAAGCGCGCATGAGTCCCATTCCCATCGACGCGGATGGACGATTTTCCGGCTATGCCAGCGTCTTCAACCGGCTCGACAGCGGCGGCGACATCGTGCTGCCGGGGGCATTCACGAAAAGTCTCGCCAGACGGCGTGGGCGGATCCGGCTGCTGTTCCAGCATGACCCCAAGGAGCCGGTGGGCACCTGGGACAGTCTGGTGGAGGACAGCCATGGCCTGTTCGTAAGCGGGCGGCTGGTGCCGGGCGTGCCACGCTCGGACGCATTGCGGCGGCTAATCGAGACCAAGGCGCTTGATGGCCTCTCCATCGGCTTCCGCACCGTCAAGGCCAGCCGCCGCGACGGCAACCGCCTGCTGCATGAGATCGACCTTTATGAGGTCTCGATCGTGACCTTTCCGATGATGGAGGATGCGCGCATCGCTTCCCCCCTCTCGGCCGGCGCGGCCATCGCCGCCGCGACCAGAACCATCCTCAACCGATAGAAGGACACCGACATGGATCGGATTGACGACGGCCTTGAAACCAAGGCCGGCGCAGGGGGCGATATTGCCGCGCTCTTCGCTGAGTTTTCCTCGGCCTTCGAGGAATTCAAGGCCACCAATGACCAGCGCCTGAAGGAGATTGAAAAGCGCGGCGCGGCCGATGGGCTGCTCGAGGGCAAGCTCGAAAAGCTCAACCGCATCATCGACGGTCACAAGGCGGCCATGGACCGGCTGACCGCCGAACGCGCCCGCCCGGCCATAGGGGGCATGGAGGGCAAGGGCGGCGCGCTGGCCGACGGCGAATACAAGGAGGCCTTCTCGGCCTATGTGAAGCACGGCGAGGAAAAGGCGCTGCAGATCGGCGTAAGCGCCGATGGCGGTTTCGTCGTGCCGGCCGAAATCGAGACGGAAATCACCCGGCTGATGACCCATATCTCGCCCATTCGCGCCATTGCCGGGGTGCGCCAGGTTTCAGGCGCCGTCTACAAGCGGCCGATCACAGTTACCGGGCCGGCCACCGGCTGGGTGGGTGAAACGGCTTCGCGCCCCACGACCAATTCGCAGACGCTGGCCGAGCTCAGCTACCCGACGACCGAACTCTATGCCATGCCGGCCGCAACCAGCGCCTTTCTCGATGATGCCGCCGTGGATGTGGGTCAGTGGATCGCCGATGAGGTCAACGCCGCTTTTGCAGCCCAGGAGACCACCGCCTTCGTGACTGGTGACGGCACCAACAAGCCCACCGGCTTCCTGACGCCGACCAAGGTGGCTGAAGCCAGCTGGAGCTGGGGCAATCTGGGCTATCTGGCGACCGGCGTTTCCGGCGCCCTTCCTGCCAACAATCCGAGCGATATCCTCATCGACCTGGTCTATGCGCTCAAGGCTGGCTACCGGCAGAATGCAACCTGGGTGTTGAACCGCAAGACGCAAGGCGCGCTGCGAAAACTCAAGGATGCCGATGGCAACTACCTATGGCAGCCGGCGGCCTCTGCCGATGGCAGGGCAAGCCTGATGGGCTTCCCGCTGGTGGAAGCCGAGGACATGCCCAATATCGCCGCCAACAGCTTTTCGATCGCCTTCGGCGATTTCAAGCGCGGCTATCTGATCGTCGACCGCCAGGGCGTCTCGGTGTTGCGCGACCCGTTCAGCTCCAAACCCTATGTGCTGTTCTACACCACCAAGCGGGTGGGCGGCGGCGTGGCGGATTTTGACGCGATCAAACTGCTGAAGTTCGGCACCTCCTGATCGCCGTGATCCTGGGTCATCTGAAGGGAGGGCCTGCGCTCCGGTGCTCGGTCCTCCCCTCCACTTGACCCAGGCTGACGGCGCTCACTTCGGCGCCATGCCCTACACAAACTCAGGATAACCAACATGACCTCCTATCTCCTGGCGGGACCCGCCGAGGAGCCGGTTTCGCTTGTCGAGGCCAAGGCTTTCCTCAAGGTCGATGGCAGCGCCGAGGACGGTTTGATCACCACGCTTATCGGGGCGGCGAGGCTCCATATCGAAGGCGTGACGGGCAAGGCGTTGCTGGCGCAGAGTTGGCGCGTCGTTCTCGACGACTGGCCCGACAGCGGGGTTGTGAAGCTGCCGGTGGTGCCGCTGATTTCGGTGACCGGCATCGTCGCGACCGATGACCATGGCGGAAGCCATGACATCGCGCTGGCCCAGTTTCTGAGCGAACCGGATCGGCTCATCGTGCCCCGAGTGGTTGCGGGCATGCCCATGCTGCAGGAGCGGCAGGGACTGGAAATCGACTATGTGGCCGGCTTCGGCACCGAGCCGGAGGATGTGCCGGCCGACCTGAGGCAGGCGCTGCTGGGGTTGGTGGCGCACTGGTATGAGCATCGCGACGCGGTGATCGTGGCCGGGTCGGGTTCGGTGGTGCCATCGGGCTTCGACCGGGCGGTGGCGAACTACAAGCGGGTGCGGCTATGAGCGGGGAACGCTTCCCCGCCATCGGCACGCTGACCGACCGGGTCGAGCTCAAGCGGCGGGAGACCATTTCCGATGGCGGCGGCGGGCACCAGCGCATTTTCGTGCCGGTGACCAATCTCTGGGCAAGGGTGCGCAGCCTTTCGGGACGACAGGGCACCAATGCCGACGGCCGTATGGTGGCGATATCCCACAGCGTTGTGCTGCGGTTTCGAGGTGATGTCGTGCCCGGGGACCGCATCGTCTATCGGGGCCGCAATCTTGATGTGGTAAGCACGGCCGATCTCAACGGGCGGCGGGCATATCTGAGCTGCAACTGCAGCGAAACCAGTTTTACGGGTTGACCCATGCATCCGATATCGGACCTGCAGGAGGCCCTGGTGGCAGCGCTCAATGCCGATGCTCCGTTGACCGCGTTGGTGGGAGCAGGGGGCGTGTTCGACGCGCCGCCGCAGCACCGGCCAGCCCCCTATGTGGTGATCGACCGGCACGATATGCGCCAGCGCGATGGCGATGCCGCGCCCGGGCAGGAGCATCGTCTGCTGCTCCATTGCTGGAGCAACCAGCCCAGCCGCAAGGCAGCGCTGGACATTGCCGAGCGGGTGGTGAGCGTGGCGCTGGCAGGACTTGAGCCCACGGGGCTGACGGTAACCCACGCCGAACACATGCGCACCGAAACGGCCATCGACACCGCAACCGGGCAGGCACGGGCCGCGGTGATGCTGCGGTTTTTCAGCGAGTAGCCCCTCATCCGCCCTTCGGGCACCTTCTTCCACGAGGGGAGAAGGGCATCGAGGCTAATCAAGCACCCCCGCTCCCCGTGGAGGGATGGATCGCGCGCGCGAGACGGGTGAGGGGACTTTTCCAGGAGACACGAATGGCAGCCCAGAGTGGCAAGGACATGCTTCTCAAACTCGACCAGACCGGGTCGGGCAGTTTTCTCACGGTGGCAGGGTTGCGCACGCGCAGCCTCGTGTTCAACGCAGCAAGCGTCGATACGACAGACCAGGAAAGTGCCGGACGCTGGCGCGAGCTTCTGGCTGGCGGTGGCGTGAAGCGAGCGTCCGTCTCGGGGGCGGGGGTGTTCAAGGACACGACATCGGACGCGCTGCTGCGCTCACTGTTCTTTGCCGGGACCATCCGCAACTGGCAGTTGATCCTCCCGCATTTCGGCACCGTGCAGGGGCCCTTCCAGATCGTGGCACTGGAGTTCTCCGCCGACCATGCCGGCGAGGTGACATTCGACCTGGCGCTGGAAAGCGCCGGGGAAGTGACCTTTGCGGCGGCGTAGGGCGGGGAACCGAAATGACCAATATCCATCGTGGAGAGATTGATGCCGAAATCGGCGGCGAGGTGAGGACGCTTTGCCTGACGCTGGGTGCGCTGGCCGAGCTTGAGGCCCGGCTGGGGGCGGGGGATCTGGCAGGACTGGCCGAGCGGTTCGCCGAGGGGCGGATTTCGGCGCGGGACCTGACGGCAATTATCGGCGCCGGCCTGCGGGGCGGTGGCAATGCGCTCACGGACGATGACCTGGCGCGAATGAGTGTCGAAGGCGGTTTGCGCGGTGCGGCAGAGATCGCGGTGCGCCTGCTGCGTGCCACGTTTGGAGAGAACGAATGACCCCATTCCCGTGGAAGGAAGCGATGCGCTTTGGCCTTGGCGTGCTGCGCCTGCCGCCGCGCGATTTCTGGGCGATGAGTCCGCGCGAGCTGGCCTCGGCCTGGAGCGCGCTGGTGGGGGAGAGGACCGGTCCGCTGAGCCGGGACGAGTTGGACAGGCTGATGGAGCAGTTTCCCGATGGCCGGTAATCTTTTCGGCGAGGATTTTCGCGACGAGCTGAGCGACGTTTCGACCGAACTGGGGCGCATCAGCGACCTGGCCGATGGTGTCGCCAATGCGGTGAGCCGGGCTTTTCGCGGCGCGGTGATGGACGGCAAGTCATTCCGCTCGGTACTGGCCGACATTGGCCGGGCCTTCTCCGACATTGCGCTGAAGGCGGCATTCAAGCCGCTGGGGACCATGATCGGCGGCCTGGTGGAAAACATCTTCACCGCCACCAATCCGACGGTGACGCCATTCGCCAAGGGCGGCGTGATCGCCAGTCCGAGCTATTTCCCGCTGGGGCGGGGATTGGGCCTGGCTGGAGAAGCCGGACCCGAGGCGATCATGCCGCTGCAGCGCGGGCCTGATGGCCGGTTGGGCGTGGCGGGTGGTGGCGGCGCGCTGAACGTGACCTTCAACGTGACCGCCAGCGATGCGCGCAGCTTTGCGGCCAGTGAAGCTGAATTGAGCGCGATGCTGCTGCGGGCCGTGCGACGGGGGCACAGGGGGAGCTAGGCCCGTGCATGCCCCCACCTAACCTCCCCCTGAAAAAGGGGGGGAGGGACCTATCGAGTTTGCGGAACTATCGGCGCGAGCACTGACCCACCCCTCCCCCTGTTTCAGGGGGAGGTCGGGTGGGGGCGTCAGGGGACAAGAGCATGGCCTTTCATCACATACGGTTTCCGCTCGATATCGCGCTGGGGGCGCGGGGTGGACCTGAGCGGCGCACCGAGGTGACGACGCTGGCGGGCGGGGGCGAGAAGCGCAATGGACGCTGGGCCCATTCGCGGCGGCGCTACAATGCGGGATATGGCGTCAAGTCACGCGCCGACATGCAGGCGGTGCTTGCCTTTTTCGAGGAGCGGCGCGGCAGGCTGCATGGATTTTTGTGGCGCGACGGGCTCGATTATTCCTCGGGCAGCGCTGTGCCGCTGCCGACCGACCAGGTGATCGGCACCGGTGACGGGGTGCGTACCAGTTTCCAGCTGACCAAGGCCTACGGCGCGGCGTTCGATCCCTACCGGCGGGTGATTGCAAAGCCTGTGGCGGGCAGCGTGCGCATCGCGGTCAATGGCAGCGAGCTGACGAGCGGCTGGACGGTGGACGTGACCACCGGGCTTGTCGGCTTTGTCAGTGCGCCGGCCGTCGGGGCGACCGTAACCGCCGGGTTTCTGTTCGATGTGCCGGTGCGGTTCGACAGCGATCGGCTTGATATCGAACTCAACGGGTTCGACGCAGCCGAAGCGCCTCATATCCCGCTGGTGGAGATCCTCCCATGAGAGACGTGCCTGCCGACCTTGCCGCGCATCTGGCCCAAGGCGAGACGACGACGGCCCGCTGTTGGCGCGTCATCCGAAGTGATGGCGTGGTGCTGGGCTTTACCGACCATGATCGACCGCTCGTGGTGGAGGGCACGGACTGCCTGCCCACAACCGGGCTGGACGGCAGCGAAATGCCGTCGCGCTTGGGGCAGCAAGTGGAAACCGGCGAGGTGCTTGGCGTGCTCGACAGCGCAGCTATCCAGGAGGACGACATTCTGCTCGGGCGCTATGACGGCGCACAGGTGGAAAGCTGGCTGGTCAACTGGGCTGCGCCCGAGCAGCGCCTCCTGCTGCGGGTGGATACGGTTGGCGAGATAGCGCGCGAGGATGGGATTTTCCGGGCCGAACTGCGCTCGCCGCAGCAGGCGCTCAACGTCACCAATGGGCGCATCTATCACAGCCTGTGTGATGCAAGCGTCGGCGATGTGCGCTGTGGCGTTAATCTGAACCTGCCGGGGCATAAGGGTACGGCGGTGGTGAGCGGGATCATCGACGATTTTCAGATCCGCGTCCATGGCCTCTCCAGCTTCGATGAGGGCTGGTTTGTCTTTGGGTCGGCCCAGTGGATCGACGGCAAGAGGGAGGGCCTGCGCGATCCGGTTCTCACGCATCGGCGCGACGCCGATGGTGATGTGCTGGGATTTGCGGGCCGGGTGGGGGAGTGGATCGCCGTTGGTGACGCGCTGAGCGTCACGGTGGGCTGCGATCGGCGCTTTGCCACCTGCAAGGGGCGGTTCGGCAATGAGGTCAATTTCCGCGGCTTTCCGCATATTCCAGGGAGCGACTATGTGCTGCGCCACCCGCGCCAGGGAGATGCCATGGATGGCAGGGCGGTGGTGCCGTGAGCGCCGAAGACGTTGTGGCAGCGGCGCGGGCGTGGCTGGGCACGCCTTACCGGCACCGGGCCTCGACCCTGGGGGCCGGATGCGACTGCCTGGGACTGCTGCGCGGCGTGTGGCGGACGCTTTATGGCACCGAGCCGGTGGCCGTGCCGGCCTATCGGGCCGACGGGCGGCGGGACAAAGACAATGGCGACCTGCGAGAGGCGGCGGAACGGTACCTGGTGGTCGAGCCCGGCCCTGTCGAGGCAGGACAGGTAGTGTTGTTTCGGCTCGCTGGACAGAGCCAGCCGCGCCATTGCGGCATCATGGTTTCGGCGACACGCTTCATCCACGCGCAGGAGCATCTGGGCGTGGTGGAAGCGAACCTGACCGACGGCTGGGCCCGGCGGGTCAGCGGGCGGTATCGGTTTCCGTAGGCATAAAACCACTCATCCGCCCTTCGGACACCGTCTCCCAACAGGTGAGATGGTGGATCGCGCGCGGCGCGAGGCGGGTGAGGGGCTCAAGCAAGGATCACAAACATGGCGACACTGGCGCTTTCGGTGGCCGGGCAGTTTGTTGGCGGCATGGTGGGCGGCCCGATTGGCGCGACGTTGGGGCGGGCGCTGGGCGCGCTGGCGGGTAGTGCGGTCGATGGCTGGCTGTTTGGTGGCGCGCGCAAGGCCGAGGCGCCGCTGTTCGACGTGCGGCTGGGCGCGTCGAGCGAGGGGTTGGGGATACCCAGGCTCTATGGCTGGGCGCGGCTGAGCGGCAATATCATCTGGGCGCGAGAACTGGTGCGCCATGTCAGCGATACGGCAGGCGCCAAGGGCACTGCACCGGCTGACGAGACCGAAGAAGTGCTGGCCAGCTTTGCCATCGGCTTTTGCGAGGGACGGGTAGCCCGGCTCGGGCGCATCTGGGCCGATGGGCAGCTGCTCGATACGCGCGGGCTGAACCTGCGCTTTTATCACGGTGACGAGACGCAACTGCCCGACAGCCTGATCGAGGCAGTGCAGGGCGCTGGCAACGCGCCGGCCTATCGGGGCCTGTGTTATCTCGTGGTCGAGAACCTGCCGCTGAGCCGGTTCGGCAACCGCATTCCGCAGCTTTCGGCCGAACTGTGCCGTGTGGTGGGGGACCTGGAACCGGCGATCCATGCGGTGACGGTGATCCCCGGGGCGACCGAATTCGGCTATGACCCGACCCCGCGCATGCGCGTGCTTGGGCCCGGCCAGGGCGTCAGCGAAAATGCACACATGGTAGCCGGTACCAGCAACTGGACCTGCTCGATCGACGAATTGCAGTCCCTGTGCCCGAACCTGGAACATGTGGCGCTGGTGGTGAGCTGGTTTGGCGATGACCTGCGGTGCGGCAACTGCACAATCGCGCCGCGCGTGGAAGGTGCGAGCCGCTTGGTGGAGGGAGCCGCCTGGAGCGTCGCGGGCTATACGCGTGGTACGGCCAAGGTCGTGTCGACCCATAGTGGGGGGCCGGCCTATGGTGGCACGCCTTCGGATGCCAGCGTGCTGGCGGCGATTGCCGACCTCAAGGCACGGGGGCTCAAGGTAACGCTTTACCCCTTCGTGCTGATGGACGTGCCGCATGGCAACGGGCTGCCAGATCCGCATGGCGGGAGCGAACAGGCGGCCTATCCGTGGCGGGGGCGGATCACCTGCCATCCCGCGCCCGGCCAGTCCGGATCACCGGACGGTTCGAGCACGGCGGCTGCTCAGGTAGCGGCATTCGTGCCCGACTACCGGGCAATGGTGCTTCACTATGCCGGTCTTGCCGCCGCAGCAGGCGGGGTGGACGCGTTGCTGATCGGTTCGGAACTGGTGGGTCTGACCACGGTGCGCGGGCCGGGCAACAGCTTTCCCTTTGTCGACGCGCTCATGGACCTGGCGGATGACGTCCGCGCCGTGGTGGGGCCGGATACCAAGCTGACATACGCGGCAGACTGGACCGAATATGCGGGCTGCCAGGGCCCGGCCGGACGGTTCTTTCATCTCGATCCGCTCTGGGCTGCGGATGCCATCGATGCGGTGGGCATCGACTGCTATTTCCCGCTGGCCGACTGGCGGGATGGGGAGGCGCATGCCGATCTGGCCGAGGCCAGCACGGGCTATGAAGTGGATTATCTCGCGGGCAACATTGCCGGGGGCGAGGGCTTTGACTGGTACTATGCCAGCGAGGCGGACCGGCGGGCGCAAATGCGGACGCCAATCACCGATGGCGCTTACGGCGAGCCCTGGATATGGCGGTTCAAGGACATTGCCGCGTTCTGGGGTGAGCCGCATTTCGACCGCCCCGGCGGCGTGCGCAGTGCGGTCCCGACGGCCTGGGTGCCGGGCAGCAAACCGATATGGCTGACCGAGATTGGCTGCGGCGCGGTCGACAAGGGGGCCAACCAGCCCAACATTTTCGGGGACGAAAAGAGCGCCGAGAGCGGGCGGCCCTATTTTTCCAGCGGCACGCCGGATGGGTTGATTCAGCGCCAGCTGCTGCGTGCCCATCACCGCTACTGGGCGGACCCGGCAAAGAACCCTGCCGGCATGGTGGATGTGGGCCGGCTCTACTGTTGGACCTGGGACGCGCGGCCCTATCCGGCCTTTCCCGCGCTGACCGAGATGTGGGCGGATGGTGCCAATCATCGCACCGGCCACTGGCTGACGGGTCGACTGGGCGCCATGGCCAGTGACGAACTGGCCGCCGCCATTGCGGCAGAGCAGGGTTGCGCGGTGGACGTGGT